CTACCCCAGCGCCGCTCGGATCTTCGCATCCCGCTTCAGCACATCCTCAAGCCCTATCCGGCCGCCATTGCCGCGCCGGCGCAGCTCGGTCAGGTCCGCCTCGGTGCCGGCGTCGGCCAGGCGGTTGCCCGTGATGCTGGACCAGAACAAGCAGGCCGAGCGCGAGGCACCCGCCCGGGTCAGGAGCGGAGACGCCTCGCCGGTCAGCAGGTCCAGCGCCTCGCCCGTCGCGCGGGAGAGGGCAGTGTAGTTGTGCCGTCCCGTCGTCTGGTAGCCGCCGCGCCCGCGGTGCCGCCAGCCGTCGCCGGCCTCGGTGTTGCCCATCCGGCCGCCATAGACGCGCTCGGCCAGGGCGGGGCCGTTGGCGACGAAGGGCAGCGCGGAATCCCGCGTCGGGAAGCGGGAGGGCCAGACGGCCATGATCCGCTCGGCCGAGCTGTAGTGCAGGTTCTCGACCAACCGGGTCAGCCCGCCCGTCTCGTGCGTCACGTTGCTGAGGAAGCCCGCGATCCGCGCGTTGGTGATTATCTCGTGGCGCTGCATGTCCGGCGCCAGCACGGCGGCCCAGGCAGACGGCTCCATCGCCCCCACGGCCCGCAGGGCGCGCTCGACACGGGGCGTGAACCCATCCACCGCCAGCGGCGCCGCGAAGACCACCGGCGCGGCCGGCTCGACCAGGCCGAGCTTGCGCCAGGTGGTGGGGCCGACGATGCCATCCGCCAGGATGCCTGCCTCGACCTGGAAGGCGACGAGGGCCGCCATCGTGACCGGCCCGTACCACCCATCCGCCGGCACGACGCCCAGGCGCTGCTGGAGCCAAGCCACATCCTGCCCGCGCGATGCGCCCAGGCGCAGCACGCGGTCGCCCAGGCGCCGCTCCGGCGGGTGCGGCGGGATGACGACGTGCGGGAGGGTCATGCCGTCCACTCCGGCAGCGGCACCGTCTGCCCCGCGAGAGCGTGGGTGCAGTCGTTCAAGAACTGGATCTGCCCGTCCCGGACGAAGCTATGGCAGACGTCCTCCGGCAGCTCGCCGTCAGGGTCGGGGCGGCGCACCAGGATGGACGGCTTAAAGGTCGGGCGATGGGCATCCCCGTTCCAGGACCAGCGGGGACCAACGCCTTGCCCGGTCGGGATGACATGCCCGCTTCGGCAGCCAGGACAGCGAAACATCAGACGGCCACCCTCGAGCTGCCGCAGGATGGGGCTGAGGGCGCTCACCGCTGCACCGCCTGGCCAAGCTTGCCCAACTCGCCCGTGATCATGCCGCGCAGTGTGTCGCGAGAGATCTTCTTCGCCGTGTCGGGGAAGCGCTTCTCCATTGCGTCCACCCCAGATTCGATCATCTCGCGCGTGGCGGCGAGCACCTGGTCATTGCCCATGACCTCGGCCGCGATCTGCCCGGCCACCCGGGCAGCGCCGGCGCCGAGGCGCTCCTGCACCAGGTTGTCGGCATAGGCGCGCACCGCCCGCACCGCGACGCCGGCCAGCGCCGTCAGCACGGCCACCAGCAGCCCGGCGAGGGCTTCCGTCACTTGCTCCATGGGAGCCTCCTTCGATGTTGGGAATTCAGCGGCGCCAGATGCGCCAGATGGTCCGCGAGACGGGCGGCTTGGTCACGGCTTGCTGGCGCGCGCCGCAATCCAGCGCACCACCAGATCGGAGATCACGCCCGTCCCGATCAGGCCGAGCGCGGAGGAGATCGCCACCGTCATGCGCGGGTCACTCACCCTGAAGTAGGCGGCGATGGCAACGGCGATGCCGGCCGCGAGGAATCCGCACACAACGGCCTCGGCGCAGCGCACGCCCAGCGCGGCCAGCGAGAATGGGCGCGGGTTTGCCTTCTCGCGCACGTAGCCCGCCAGCAGAGCGGCGACGCTCGCCAGCGCTACCTCGGTCGCCAGCGGCACCCACGGTCCGTGCGGTGGAGGTGTGTCTTGCATCATCCCGCCCCCTAAACGCCGTAGAGCCCGCGCAACCGGCCCTCAACCAACCCCAGCTGCGTCCCGCGCCCAGCGGCTGTCAGGTCTGCCGCGAAGGTCAGAAGCTGGCCCATGCGCAGGTCAACGCCCGTGCCGGAGTTGGTGCCAGGGACCCCATATCCACCCAGGCGCAAGCGGCGGCTGGCCGGCACCAACGTGGTCGTGGCCGTGCCGACCGTCGCGCCGTTGATCCGCAGCGACATCGCGCCGGTTTCTGCGGTGTAGCCCAACACCCCCACCAGTCGCTGGCCGCGATATCCCGACGGCGTGCGGATCGTGAAACCAGCCTCCACATTGTTGCCGACCGACATCCGACCCATGCTGTCGAAATTGACGCCGAAGGTGCCGGCCGCGACGGCCGTCCCGATCAGGTAGCCCGCGCCCGCCGCCAGCACCTCGCAGCCGAAAGCGACCGTGTAATCCGGACTGCCCAGCAGCAGCACGTCATCCATGATGACGCTGCCATTCGTTCCGGATGTCACGCCCGTGCCGTCCGCCCCGAAAGACAGCGCAGGCTCCTCGTTGATAGTGCTTGCAGCGGGGCGGTTCGACACGGCAGCGCGCGCCAGGACGCCGAACCTTTTGTCTTTGAGCCGAAAGCTCGGCCCGGATGAGCCCTCCACATAGGGCGGCGTGGTGGACGGATCGAACCACGCCAGAAGCGAGGGGATCGCGGCAATCGCCTCATCCGTCGCATTGCGCGTGACCGTGGCAGCACCCGCACCCGCCGGCAGAACCCGGTCCACAACCTGATATGTCGGCATGATCTTCTCCCCAGCCGCGCTTACGAGCGCAGCCCTTCCTGATAGATGATGGGTGTCGCGGTGCCGGCGAGCACCTCCGTCTCGCGCACCACTTGCAGGACAAGCCAGTTGGCCCAATCCCCCGTCGCGGGGTCAATAATCTGCCCCCGGTTTCGATCGTTGCAGACGTAGATCACATCGTTGTATCGCCCGTCGCGGTCTCGGCCAAATTCCACTGTCAGATAGCTCTGACCCACCGTGGTGCGGTCATCCAGAAGCTGCGTCGCTTCCCAGGGCCGCACCGGATCAATCAGCGTCTCCGAAATGGAGATGGAAGGCCGCGTGCGCGCCAGAGAGTCATTGTGCGCGAACACCAGCCGGCCACTCGGGCTGATTGTCAGATCGCACTGTGACGATGCGGTCAGCACGCCCGGCACCGGCACCGGAGTTGTCCAGGTGCGCCCGCCGTCAAAGCTTCTGGTCAGTTGCTGACCACCCACCACGCGAAAGATGCAGAGCACGCCATTCTGCCCGAACGGCGCGAAACTCGGCTCTTGGAATGACCCAAGCGCCCGATCAGTCGGGCCGGGGACGATACCGATACTCTCGGGGCGGATAATGCCGCCCGCGCCGAAATGCAGCCTGTAGAACTCGCACCGATGCACGCCAGGCACGTCATCGGCCGAGTCCAGGTTGAGGTTGTTGGCAGCGGCCATATAGACCTCGCCGCGAATGTAGCGCGGCTGCGCCGAGAAGCCCGTGCCGATAGGGCACCACGGGCCGAAATCCCAGCTGCTCGCCGTGCCCGTCAGCGGGTTGTTCAGCACCGCCGCCCAGGTGATCCGCCCGCCCGTGCCAGAACACGTCACCGTGTAGAGCAACCGGCCGTCCTCCAGGAACAGAAGCTGACTGTCCTGCACCGAAAGCGGCGAGCCCTCGTAATCCAGCGCCCGCATCACGAAACAGACGTCGGTGCGGATGGGCTGCTCTTGGCCGTAGGCATCGAGGATGGGCGCGCCAGCGCCGTCGCGCAGGATCAGCGGCAGGCCGTCATCCCCGATATCCACGTAGCTCAACCGCTGCCATGCCGGCCCTTCCTCGCCGTTGGTGCCGGGGCCGACGCGGTTGCCATACTCCGCGCGGAACAAGCGCCGGATGCACGTCTGGCCCGGTCGCTCCGGCCGATAGGCCAGCGCCATGACGGGGATACACTGAGAGATGAAGTGATAATCGGAGAACCCCGCCGCGTCAGCCCGGAGAACGAACGGCGCGCCTACGCTGGTCCCCGCCGGCTGCGGGATCGCCGTCAAAGACGGCAGCGGCAGCAGCCCTTCCGCGCGCAAATAGGCCCGCACCCGTTCATGGACCATCTGTTCGACCAGCGCAGAGTCCGGGAACTCCCGCGCCACCGCCGGCAGCACCACAGGCCCGCCCGTGTCGCGCACATAGTCATCGGCCGCGACGTTGAAGACCCAACGCACCCCGGCCGCGTCGGTGTAGCCCACCAACTGCCCCGATGGGGTCAGGTCGTAATGCTGGTAGCCGAGCCCGAGATAGTCGGGGATGGCGGGCATGCGTTCGGCGCTCTCGGCGCGGATGCCGCGCGCGGAAAAGCGCCCCATGTCGTTCGCGTCGGCGCCGAACACCAGTTGATCCCCGGCGAGCGGGCCAATCCAGTCCGACGCCCCGAACGGCGGCGCGAAGGTGACCACCTGCTGGCGCGACGGCAGGGCGTCGTTGAAGCCCACCAGCGCCTCATCCAGCGCCGCCTTGCTGGCATACCGCCCGACCTCAACAGCCGCGCCCCCGACCTCCCGATAGAGCGTGGCATAGGTGCCGCCCGCGCCCGGCACGGCGAAGTATCCGCCCTCGGCCACGGCGGCGAGGCCAGCGGCGGTGTCGGGGTAGAGTAGCGATGTTGCCTGAGCGAGGCCGGCCGACAGGGCGGCAGCCGCTTCGCTGCTGGCAGCGCCGGCGCGCGCGGCCTCGGCCGCCGCCACCCTCGGGGCCACCTGCGCCGTGACCTCAGCCGCGACGGCTGGGGGCACCTGGCCCGCCAACTCGCTGGTCACGCGGCCCGGCAGCGCGGCGTTGATGCCGCCCACGGTGGCAGCATCGTCAGCCACCTGCTCGGCCAGGGTCTCGACCGCACGCTGCGCGGCTTCTGCCGCAAGGCGCGCGCGGCGCGCGACATTGGCGTCGGCCGAGCCGCCGGGGAGTTGAACGGTGATCGCGGTCCTAGACATTCTGGGTCCACTTCGTCGCAATGATTTCGCCGTAAGGGGCGGAAATCCTCAGGGGCGCGTCCACCCGTTGGATGTTGAACAGGATGGTGCGGCCATCCGTGGGCAGCAGCGCGCGCTGTGCCGGCGAGAGGTTCACCGTCACCTGCCCCTGCGTGTCGGGGTCCGACTGATCCTCGATCACGATCTCGGGGTCGGTGCCGCTGACCAGCAGGATTGCGCCGCCCACCCATTCGATGGAGAGGCGGAAGGTCATCCCGGTGAGGTCGAGGCGCGAACCGTCATCGGTGATGAAGGTGAAGGTGCTGGCGTCGGTGTCCTGCACCCAGATTTCCCAGCGGGCGAAGCGTGTGTCTGCCATGGCTCAGGCAATCCGCTCGGCGTAGCCGGTATGGATCGTGTTGGCCGCTGCCGGCAGTAGCTCGGTGCCGCCGATAACCTCCAGCACGTTGGGGGGATTGACCCAGGTGAACCCGGTGCTGCTGTAGCTCCAGAAATCGCAGATCCAGACGCCGCCGGCAGGGGCGTTCAGGGCTTGGTTTGCCGTTGTCAGGAGGCGCCGCCTCTCGCCGATGCCCGCCGTGGTGGTGGGGGTCGAGGGCAGCGCGGTCAGCACCCAATTCGTGCCGTCATAGATCGCGCTGGTCAGCGTGCCGGCCCGCACCTCGCCGCCGATGCAGGCATTGCCGAGCGGCGTGACGACGGCGATGGCGCCCGTGCCATCCACATTGAGCGTCAAGGCCCCGGTGTTGCGGATGGATGGCCGGAACACGACCTCCGGGCAGCCTGCCAAGCTGCGCAGCGGCGTCGCATGCGTGATGGTCTGCGCGTTCGCCGTGCCCGCCGTTGTCGGGATCAGCCCGCGGCCGCCGAAGCGCGCCAGATCGGCCGGCAGAACGCTCGAGACGGTCTTGGTGCCGGCGCTCCAGTTGATCAGCGCGCCCGTGCTGGAACGGATGAGGTTCCGCGTCAGCACGGCAGGGCTGCCCGCCGTCACCACACCCCAACCGATCTCCCACACGCCATCCATCTCGGCGAGGTAGGCCATGCGGTTGCCCGAGCCGACCGACGCCACGGCGCTGAGAAACTGGCCGCTCGGCGGGTCAATCAGGTCATAGGTGCCCGTCCCGGTGGTCGTGCTGGTGTGGAGAACGCGATCAGCAATCATGGATCACCTCAGAGAGACTGGCGGATTTGGAAGGTCACGGCGTAGCGGGCGAAGGTGGGCAGCGTGATCGGCTGCACCTCGGTCAGGCGGCCGATCAGCGGCGCGGCCTTCTCGGCGCCTGCGCCGGGGAAGGGCACGAAGAGCACCTGGCGGTTGAGGCCGGCCGCGCGCTGCAGCTCGCGGATTTGCGCGCCATCGGCCTCGGTCAGGACGGGGAAGCCGAAGCTGACCACGCGCTGGCGCGGGCCGAGGTCCACGAAGTCGAGGCCGCTGCGCGTGTTGCGCGTGACCTCGGAGCCGTCGGCCCAGGTCTCGCCGAAGCCATAGGCGATGTTGCCGCGCGAGGGCTGCCAGGCCGGACCGGCCCAGGCGCGGCCGAGATCCACGAAGCCGGGCACGCTCGCGAGCGATGCGGCATTGAGGTTGCAGCGCCAGTAGCGCGCCGTGACGGGGGCGCTCGGCTGGTGGATGTGCAGGCCGTATCCCGCGCGCCAGCCGCCCGCGATGTCGGTGGTATCCAGCACGGCGCCGGCGCCGGCCGTCGTCACGTCCAGGCGGTGGCGCACGGTGTCGGTGCCCGCCATCCACCCGCGCGCCTCGCCATCCGCATCCACGCCGCCGGCGTCGTCGGGCTGCGCCAGGGCGATAATGCCCACCGAGCGGGAGGCGCCGAAATCCACATCGAGCTGCGGCGTCACCACGCCCGGGGCAGAGCGCCAGCGGGCGCGGAGGTGCGGCTCGGCCAGGCGCGTCGGGCCCAGGCTGCCGGATTGCGAGGAGGCGGTGATGACGGCACTCGCGCGGTCGAGCCAGTTCACCCAGGAAAGGAGCGCGGGCATCAGCCGATCACCAGCAGGTCAGCGCGGCGGCCCCGGATGGTCTGCCCCACCACCCGCACGTCGAGCCCGCCCGCCAGGCCATAGCGCGGCCAGATGAGCCGCGCCTGAGAGCCGAGCGCCAGGCCGAGGGCGTAGGCGTTGCAGGGTACGCGGAACAGGCCGAGGCCGGGCCGCATGAGGGAGAGCACGTTCTGCGCCACGCCGGCGGCCTCCGCTTCATCGTCAAGCAATGTCTCAATGGTGATATCCAGCGCCTGGGCATTGCGGCTGCGCCGGGCGGCATTGGCCACAGCCACCGTGCGGCGCGCTTCGGTCAGCTCGAGGCGGCGCGCATCGGTCAGGATTTCGGCCAGATCGGCCCCGCTCTGCGGCGTCCAGTTGGGGCGGTAGCCGGCGGTGACGCGCCACGCGATGGAGGGCGGATCGAGCGGCTCGACATCGGCCACGATCACCGTCTCATCCAGCAGGATGCCCGAGTTGCCGAAGGGCGCCGCCACGCGGTTGCCGGTGATGACGCCCGTGCCGTCATCGCCCCACCAAAGGACACCGCCGGCGGCGAGGCGCGTCAGCGCATCGGCGAAGGTGGTTTGCTCGGCCAGGTAGAGGCCCGCCACGCCGGGGCAGATCACGTCCAGATTGGCGAAGCCCGCCGCGCTGAAGGTGCCGCCTGCCCGCGTGATGATGGCGCGCATGATGGCGGGGATGGTGCCGGCATATCCCGCGCTGTCGTCGCCCAGCACATCCGCCGTCACCGTGCCATCCACGTCCGAGCCGATGCGGATGAAGCTGCCCGCCGGCGTGATCGTCCAGTCATAGGTGCCGCCGGCCACCGTCGCGCCGGCCAGCGCCGCGTAGGTGGCGCGCTGGGTGCCCGCAGTGATCGGGGCGCCACGCACATAGACGGCGGTGATGGCCTGCACCTGGCGGGCGTGCAGCTGGTAGATCTGCAGTCCGCCATCGCCGAGGGCGACGGGCGCCAGGTTGCGGCAGAGGCCCCACGCCTCCGGGATGGCCTTGCCCTTCAGGTCTTCGTTGCCGTCCGCGCCGCCCGTGCCGCCATAGGTGCCGAGCATGGGCACATCGAGCGTGTAGGTCAGATCACGCGCGCGCAGCCGGAGCGAGCGCGCATCCGCCCGCCAGTCCGCGCCGATGCCACGGAAGATCACGCGCCGGTCCGCATAGGCCGAGGCGCGCGAGCGGAGGAGGCTCAGCGTGATGGGCTGGCCATCCACCGCCAAGGCCCGCGCCGTGCCGTCCAGCGCGCCATCGCCGTTGGAGAGGCCGATGTCGCCAATCGCCACCGCCACCCGCCGCGCGCCATCGGGGCGGAGCGGCAGGGCGCGGTCTATCGTCACGTCCCCCGCACGCCCGACGAAATGCACGTCGGGGCGGGCGTCGGTGGGGAGCGAGGTCCAGTCCCGATCCGACCAATCGAGCGGCACCGTGCCGCCCGTGACGGTCGCCAGTCCATCGCCGGGGATGAAGTCGCCCGGGATCTGGCGGCGGGGGATGATGGTGACACTGCCATCGGTGGCCGTCGCCTCGACCAGCAGCACGGCGTCCGAGACGCTGGGCTGATTCGGGGCCAGCAGATCGAAGGCGGGGAGCGGCGGAACGCTGGCCGTGCCGGGGATGAAGTCGCCAGGGATGCCCGTCATGCGACCATCGCCTGGTTGTTCGTGCGGCGGGTCTCGGCCACCAGGGCATCGAAGCCGGAACGCAGGCTGGCCAGCTCGGCCGTGAGGGCCGCCGTCATCTGCGAGAGGGCGGCCACCGTGGCGCCCTCATTCGTTGCCGCCGTGCCGCGGTTGACCAGCACCTGGCGCACCGACGCCTCGCGCTGGGCGAAGGCCTGCGAGGCACCGCCGAACACCACCTGGCTGTTGGTCAGCAGCGCATCGGCCGCGCTGGTCAGGGAGCGGGCATCACCGCCCTGGAGTGCGGCGTTGAACTGCCGCTCGGCCTCGGCCAGACGCGCCGTGGGGGAAAGGCTGGATGTGCCGCCGAGGGCCTGGCCGTTCAGGTAGTCCAGGATGGTGCGGGCGCTGTCGATCTGCGCGCTCGCGGCCTGTTCCGCGATGCGCTGACGCTCGGCCGCCGCCTGCTCCTCGACCGCGCGCGCCTGGTCCGCATAGGTGCGGAGGACGGCGAGGCGCTCATCGGCCAGGGTGTTTTCCACCCAGACCAGACGCTCTGCCACCTGCTCGGCATTCAGGCCGAGGCTTTCCAGGCTTTCGCGGGCGGTGCGGCGCTCATTTTCCGCATTCAGGTCGAAGGCCAACAGATCGGCCGCCTGGCCCGCGCCCTGGGCACGGAGGCGCCGCACATCGAGGTTGCCGCCGAAGCTGCGGAGTTGCAGCTGGCGCTGCTCCTCCAGCTTGGCGAGCTCACGCTCGCGCGCCTGCGTCATCGCATCCACGCTCAGGCTCAGCTCGCGCGCCTTGTCGATCGCGGGCTGGAATTGCGCGGTGAGCTGGTCGATGGACTGCTGGAAGGCGCTGACCGGCTCGGTGGCCTGGGTCAGGACCTTGTAGGTCTTCTCATACCATTCCAGGTTCTGGCTCAGCACCTCGACCGTGGGGCTGGCGGCGAGGATGCCGGCGAAGTCGCCCGTGGCGGTGCCCTGGCGGCGGAATTCGTCCAGGATCAGGCGCGCGGCGGTCTCGGCGAGCTGCTTCGAGCCCGCCTCGTCATTGGCGAATTGCTGGGTGTTGGCGCCGATCTGGAGGTAGAGCTGGCCCGGGCCGTTGCCCCGGCCGGAGGTGACGCCCACCGCGACATCGCCGCCGATGCGAGCGCCGCCGAGCTTGTCGCCGATCTGGCGGGCCATGTCCGCGATGGAGTTGACCGTGTTGGTCGCGGCGTCGCGGTTGCCGGCGCTGTAGCGGTCACCGCCCAGGCCCTCGAAGGATTGGTTGGCGGTATTCAGGTTGATGCGCGAGAGCTGGCCCCGGCCGCTCTGCTGTTGGCCCGGCATGAGGGCGCCCGCGATGGCGAGGCCGGCGGCGATGGCCCAGCCGATGCCGGGGACGGCCAAGCCGGCGAGCGCGGCAGCGCCCAGGCCGGCGGAAAGGGCGCCACCGGCCGCGGTGGTATAGCCGCCGATGCCGCCGCGCTCCAGGCCGCTGTAGATGCCATAGGCGCCGCCCGCGATGCCGGCCGCGCCACCGAGGGCGCCGGCGACGGAGAGGCCGCCCGTGGCGGGCGCCAGAGGGCCGGAGACGCCGGCGGGCAGAATGCCGCCCACACCACTCGGCGCTACCAGCTGGTAATTGAGGAAGCTGTCCAGCCCGGCGAAGCCAGTGCCCGCCGCACCCTGGCCCATGAAGGCCGGGCCGAGGTTCCCGTAGTTTCCAGCGGCGTTCAGGGCACCAAACTGGCCGAGCTGGCTGATCGCGCCCTGGGTGCTGCCAGGATCCGCAACAGCCGCCGCACCGCCGAGGGTGCTGCCGCCAAAGCCAAGGAGGTTGCCCAGGCCGGCCGCGCCGCTGGAGAAAGCGTTGTAACCGGCCGAGACCAGCGGCTGGAACACCTGGCGCGAGAGCGCGGCGGAGACGGCGCTGGTCAGGACGTTCTTGAGCATGTTGCCGAAGCGCTGCGCCGCGCTCTCGCCGTTCTTCGTGCCCTCGAAAATGCCGCGGGTCGTTTCAAGCGCCAACCGGTCGCCCCAGTTTTGGGTGAAGCGATCCGTCTCAGCGTCGCGGCGCGTGGCCTCGCGCTCGGCGGCGCGCTGCACCTCGGCCTCGGCCCGGGCACGTACCGCAGGGTCTAGCTGCGTCCCGCGGATCTGCCGCGCGATCTCCTCGATGCCGCGCACATCGGCCGTGTTGCCGACCAGCAGGCCAGAGGTGTGGCGGCGGAGATCCTGGAATTCCTGGGAAGCCTCCCGGATGGCGCTGCCCGTGTTGCGGAAGCCCGCCTCCAACCCGCGAATCCCGTCCTGGAGCTGACCAATGCGGCTAAGCGTCGGCTCGATTTGGCTACGGAACTCTTCGAGGCTGGCCGTCGCCGCATCGCCCGTGATTCCGCGCTCATCGAGCTCCTTGCGCCGGTCGCTGACCATGCGCTCCAGGCGATCCTCACGGGAAAGCTGCGCGCGCACCTGCTGCAGGCGCTCAGCACCGACCGAGGCCGCCGCGAACTCGCGCTGAAGGCGGCTGATTTCGGTGCCGAGGTTGGTGGAGATGCCCTGGTCGTAGCGCGACATGGCCGCGAGCTGCCGGTTCAGCCGATCCGCCGCCGTCGCCGCCGAATCCACGTTGATTCCGAGAGCCTGGGCGCGCGCGGACAACGCCGCCTGCGCCTGCTCGGCTTCGCGCGCCTTGCCCGTCAGGCCGTCGATCACCTCAGCCTGAGCGCGGATGCGGCGGCTGACGACATCGGAGCCATCGGCCAGACCCAGCATTTGCTGGTAGAGCCGTGCCAGCGCCTCGCGGCTCACGTCGCCGGTTTCGCGAAAGCCCTCCACCACCGCAATGAATTCGCGCATGCGCTCGAATTCGGGGTTGGAGACGATCAGATTGAATTCACGCGAGCCGCGGCCGTAACTGCGCTCCGCCATCATCTGCGCTTCGGAGAGCTGCGACTGGAAGGCGCGGGACAGGCCGGAGGTGCTGCCCAGCGCGTCGGTGCGAAGCCTGTCCTGCGTCCCTTCCAGGTCCGCTTGGTCGCGGCGGAATTGCCGCATTTCCTGCGACTGGCGGGCCTGGGAAAGGCTGCCGTAGTAGTCGGTCAGCTCGCGCACCTGGCGCGCTTCATCCGCCAAGCCTTCGCGGTACCGGCGCGCATCCTCCTCGACCATTTTCAGCGCGTCCGACTGGCGCGTCATGGAATCGGTGAAGGCGTCGGCGGCGGATTTGCCGAGGAGGAGCTGCGCGGCGATGACGGCGATCATGAGGACGGCACCAGCAAGCGCACCAGTAGCGCCGAAGAAGCCGGCGAGCTGCGCGCCCTGGACGCCGAACGCCATGAGCGCGTTCTGGCCCATGCTGACCTGGGTGGCGAAGTCCTGCACCTGGAAGCCGACTTGGCCGAGCGCAGCCCGCATGTTGCCGCTGGAGCGGACCACGTTGTCATTGGCTGCGGCGAGGCTCTGCACCGCTGCCGTGTTCGCGTTCAGGCGTGCGGCTTCATTCGTCCTGGCAGCAGCAGCTTGAGCGGCGGACAGCGCGCCCACGCGTTCCGCCTGTGCAATTTCCGCAAGGGCGGCTTTGTAGCGTTGCTGCGCCGCAAACAGAGGGTCGTACTTTGCCTGAAGCCGGTCCAGTTCCGCACCGTACGCGGCGATGTCAGCGGCCCTGCTTTCGTAGCCACCACTCGCCGCTACGCCAAGCGCCTGATTGTAGGTTTGCTGGGCCGCCGCCGCACGTTGGGCCGCTGCCGCCGCGTCATTCAGGCGTGAAACGCTTTCCCCCTGCGCGGCCTGCGCTCTGGCGGTGGCCTGAATCTGGGCGGCTAAGTTTTCGTAACCGGCGCGCGTGAGGGCAGCGGCCTGCTGCTCAGCGGTGAGGCCCCGCACGGCCGCCAGGGCCGCCGCCTCGCGCGCCTGGGCGCCGGAGGCGAGCACCTGGGCCAGACGCTCCTGCGCGATGCCCTGGGCCAGCGCCTGGCGCTCGGCCTGCTCCATGCTGCGCGTGAAGCTGGCCGTCGCGCGCTCGACCTTCTGGGCGGCGCGCTCGACCACATCGAGGCGAGCCGCCACCTGCTCGAAGCTGGCCTCGTTGCGGCGGACGCGGGTGTCGAGCCCCTCGAAGGCGGCGCCCGTGCGGTCGGCTGCCGCGCCGATGGCGGACAGCGGGCCGGACACCTTGTCCTGCACCTCGGGGGCATAGATCAGCTGGCCGATGCGTGCCATGGCTTGTACCCCTTTCGGATGGAGGAACGGCAAGATGCGTAGGGTTCTGCTGGTGCTGGCGCTGTCTGCGGTGACGGGTTGTGCATCCGCCCCGCCTGGAGGCACGCCCTTCGTGATGACGCCGGAGCAACAGGAGCGCCACAGGGGGGCCATCGAGTCGGAACGGCAGTTGGTGGCGAGCCTTCGTCAGCAGCAACAGGCCGCCGAGTTGGCCATGACGCCAACAGATCGGGCCCGCCGGGCACTCGACGCCGCGAAAATCACCCGCGAGAACGAACTCATCGAGCGTGCGGTTTCCGGCTCGCCGGACTACACCGCAGCTGTGCGCCGCGCTGCCATCGCGAATGTAGACGGCGAGGCCGCCATTCCGCAGCCGGCCGGCACGCCCCGCCGCGCCGCGGCAGGCCCAACCGCCCGAGAGGCCGCGATTACGGCCGAAGAATCCCGCCTGTCCGAAGCCGTTGAAGTCCGGCGGCGCCAGCGTCTAGCTGATCAGGCCGCCACGGCCCGCGCGCAGCAGGATCAGCAGGCCGCCATCATCTGCCGCGCCCGCGGCAACATCGCCGGATCACAGCCTGCCTTTGGCGGCTTTGGCATCGCCGGCGCCATCAACGCCGGCGTGCAGCAAGGGTGGGCGGCCGCCAACACGGAGGCCGCCTGCTTTAATGCCTACCGCGCGACCGGCATCATGCCCTCATACTAGCCGGAAGGCGGCCGGCAGGCGGGGCCGCGCCAGACCCCGCCTTGCCCCGCCGTACCAAGCCGCGCCTTGACCGCCAGACCCAGTCCCGCCCGGCCGTGCCTTGCGTCGCCCGGCCAAGCCATGCCTCGACCGCCCGGCCACACCTGACCACGCCTTGCCCCGCCTTGACGGGCCTAGCCGCGAGACGCCGTGCCATAACCGCCCGGCCTGACCATGCCCCACCGAGCCTAGCCATACCCCGCCTAGACCGCCTTGCCGTGACATCTTCACGCAGCGCCCCTGCGATCATCCGTGGCGCTGTCGTGGAGCCGAGATTGCAGGCTGCCGAGACGGCCCTGCACTTCGACGATTTCGCCCTCGATCCCGAGGACGCTCGCCACAGCCCGCGCCCGCTCTAGCGCGGCAGCTGCCATGGCGAATTCGTGGATGACGGCGGCGCGCGCCGCATCCTCGCTGGAGCGGAGGCGCGGCAGGGTCGCGTAACCCTGCTGCTTCGCCTTCTGCTTGGAAGGGTCGCGCACGAAGTAGGGCGCGCTGATCTCCCGCTGCTCGACCTTGAAGACCACCCGCACGGACCGGATCAGGGTTCGCGCCTGCTCCAGCCGGTAGGAGGCGGCGGCCTCTGCATCATCCCAGGTGAAGTAGCGGTGCAGCGGGCTTGCTGGGTCGCGCGCGGCTTCCACCACAATGTCCGGGGTCAGGGTGCCCTGACCCGCATCGGCGAGGGCCTGGAGCGCCCGCTCAGCCTCGCGGCGTTCTGCTTCGGTGGTCATCACGCCGCCTTCCTGCCGGTGAGCTTCACCACCTCGGCGCCGAACCAGCCCATCAGCTCGGCTGTCTCGTCATCCCACATTTCAGGCTCACGCAGCGCCGCGTCCTGGGCCTCGGTGCCGCCAGCTTCGATCACCCGCTGGAAGTCGGGGTGATCGGGCTCGACCAGCTGAAACTGTCCGGCGTTGCCCTTGCCCTTTTCCTGCCGGAAGTCACCGATGCCGCAGGTGACGCCACCGGCCGCCATCAGGTTGGCCACCGCCGTCTCACGCAGCTTCGGCATCACGAACCGCACCGTCACCCGGCAGGCCCATTCCGCGAGACAGGCCCGCGTCCGCACGTCCGGGGTGCGGTTCATGTCGGCACTCCGAACCACGTCCATCCGAAGGCGCGGGATGCCATAGATCTCGACTTTCTCGCCCATAATCCAGGTGAGGCGGCCGATCTCGGTGCGCTTGGTGCCGGGCAGGTCCAGCGCCGCCGTTGCCATGACGCTCTTGAAGGCCGGCGCCGGAAAGAGAAGCCGCGTGGCGCCCCGCACATGATCCGCGCGCCGGTAGACGCTGTTCCGATACTCCTCCAGCGGCTGATGCTTCAGGCTGGCCGCCCGGTCCGCCGCGCTCTTCCGGCCCTTGGGCATCAGCAGCTCGCGCTTCGCCTTCTCGGCCATGCGGTTGAACAGGAGGGGCGAGGTGCCAAGGATGCACATTTGCAGCTCGCCCTGGTGGATTTCGAGGACGTTGATCTCGTCCGCTTTCGGGGCCGCGGCCATCACACCACCCCCAGGTCGCGGAAGAGGCTGCTCATGATGCTGCCCGTCGGGTCGTTCTTGTCCCAGGGGCCAGCGGGGAAGTGCCACTCGGCGACCTTCGCCTTCAGGCGGATATCGGCAGGGGTGTGCGCTTCAGTCTTGGCCAGCTGGAACACGAGGCGCTTGAAATCGTCGTCGTAGGGCTTCACCGCGTCGAAGTAGGCGCGCCCTTCGGCGTATCGGTGCCCCGTGACGGGATCGGTCTTTGCGTACTCGTTGAACAGTGACTCGCGGTCCCGGCTAATCCGCTCCAGCTCGGCAACCAGGTCCGCGATGGAGGGGAAGGGCGTCTCGCCGGCGCCGATGGCCGAGGCCGCGACCGCCGGACCTGCCAGCAGCAGCATCGCGCCGGCCCCGGAAAGAATTGAGCGCCGTGACGCCCGTGTGGTATCTGCTTTCTCAATCACGTCAGAGCTTCCTTCTGAATGTGAGGCCACCCGTCCGTTGCAGCGGACGCTGGCCGGTTTCCGGCGGCAGGGATTAGGCCGGCAAGGCCTCCCTCGCCGTCGGGGCGCCGGTCGCCCGACCGGACACTTCGGCAGCCCGCGACGCCTCCAACCGCATGACGATCTCAGCGTTCTGGCTGCGTCGGTTGAGGACGGCCGTCGATGCGAGCCAGGCTTTCAGGTCCACGGGGAGACGGATCAGAATCCGCGGGTCATCACGACTCATCTCATTTGTCCTTCATGTTTAGGAACCACGGTGGTCCCATGCACGATAGGAACCACGGTGGTTTCTTGCCGTCAAGCTCTTTGTGAACCACGGTGGTGAAATGTCGCGTGACGATCCTCAGATGAAGTTGCGCCTCCCGCCCGAGCTGAAGGCTCGCGTAGAGGAGGCTGCTCGCGCTTCCGGGCGCTCCATCAACGCCGAGCTGGTGCAGCGCATCGCGGCTAGTTTCGACCTTCAGATCGCCCACCCCACGCGCCAGCCGCGCGGCGTAACGGTGGTCGAGGTGAAGGCTGCCGCACATGAGGCGGCCGAGGAGGCGTTGGCGAAATCGACTGAGACAGTGCTGGCCTGGGTGAATCAGCTTCTTGGCGTCTATGGCCTCCGCGCCTTGCCGCCTCAGGAGGGGCCTGAGCAAGACGGGCGGACGTTGCGACTGGTGGATCGGGAGACCGGCCAGCCGGTTGGCCTGGAGCCGAAGAAGAAGCCCTGAAATCTATCCCCCGAAAATCGCATCACTTTTTTCGAGGGGCCATGCAGCCCGCGCGTCTCAGCCGCGCTCAGACTCCCACAAGGGAAAATTAACCCCTATCTAGACCACAATTGAATGTGCATTCTGAGCACACACCCGCAGAATGAAAGGGAGAACCCCGTGTCTTCCGCCACCAACGCCCCGACCGTCATCATCAACGCCTCCTTCGATGAGGAGGCCAAGGTTTGGTATGTCTCCGACAGCACCTATCCGGGGCTGAATGCGGAGGGCCGTTCGCTTGACCGCTTGATGAAGCACGTGCGCCAGGCGCTGGCCGATCTGCGTGAGGTCAATGGCGAAGGCTCTGTCGACCTGGAACTCCGCGCTGCCCGCGCCGCCTAATCCGTGGCCGATTACGACCGGCTTGTCGAAGGTATCCTGAAGGACGCCGGCTGCTACATCGTCCGGCAAGGCAAGGGCAGCCACACCATCTGGTTTAGCCCCATTACCCTCCAGACCGTCTCCGTCCCGCAGGGCACCAAGTCCAAGCACACTGTCAACAAGGTATTGAAGGATGCGGGCCTTCCCAAACATTTCTGAGCCCTAACCCACCCGGATGATGACGCCCGGGCTCTGGAACGCGCTGGCCTTGGCGTTCTGCGGCCGGTACTTGCCGGGGTGGTCGAGGTTGTAGATCCGCTGGGCGTAGAGCGCGGGATAGGCGCGGCGGACATAGGCCGCGGTCCGGTCGAAGAGACCCGCCTCGATGCTGAAGCGGATCCGGCGGGAGCCGACCAGCTGCACATCCACCTGCCGGGAGAAGGGCAGCGGCGAGTAGATGAAGGCCTCGGTCGCGTCGGCGCTCACCAGTTCTGGATCGAAGCTCGCGGCGGGGATGGCGCGGCCGGCCATGTCGCCGCGGGAGATGCCCACCATGAAGCTGTCCCGGTAGCGTGTCGTCGTCGGGTGGGTGCTGCCCTGGCGGGTCACGCGATCCGGTGAGTTGCGGCGCAGATAGTCCAGCGCCATGGCCACCGCGGCGCCCAGGCTGCGCGCCCGATAGACGATGGCGCCGCCGGGCTGGAGGCTTTCCTCGATCGCGCCCTCGCGGCCGTTCACGAAGGTGGTGTAGGCGGCGCTGAATTCGCCCGCGCGGATCGCATCGTCACGGTCCTGGCGGGCGAGAGGTGCCAGGTCCTGCACGATGTCGGCCCAGAGGGTGCCGGGGGCGAAGGCCAGCTTCAGCTCGCGGGCGAATTGGGCGCCGTTCATGTGCTGCTGTTGTCCATGTGGCGCTTCGCCTCCGCCCTGTCGTGCTTCAGCTGCACCGCCTCCAGCTTGCGGAGGACGTCGTGCAGCATCTGCCGCTCACCCACGCCGCAGCCGGTGGCGCGGCCGTATTCCTCGATCACGGCCCAGGGCCAGGGCATCGAGACCAGGCCGCCCATGCCGGCGGCGATGTGTGGGCGGGAGGGCTGCAAGGCGCACCAGGCGTCCCAGAGCCAGAGCCAGCGGCCGTCGAGGTGCGGCACGTCGGTGGTCAGCGTGCCGAGATGGGCGGCGGCCTCTTCGTCACCCTCGGCCGCGACGTCGCGGAGGAATTCGATGCTCTCGCCGCTCTGGCTCAGCTGCCATTCGAGGACTGTTCGGAGTTTCCCACCGCCTCCTCGGTGTCGGCGGCGCGGCGGCCGTCCACCATCTCGACCGCCGTCAGGAAGTGCACATAGAGCGGCTGGCCCTGGAGGCTGCCGCAGTAGCGCGTCACGGCCTCCTTGCTCACATCAGGGAAGTCGGCGCAGGGCTCCAGGCCCTCGAAATCCACGATGCACTCCTCGAAGAGGATCTTCGCCTGCTCGCGGAGCACGATGTCCTGCGGGACGGCCTGGCCGCCATAGACGCGCGCCCATTCGGTCTGCCGGGCGCCCATCCGCTTGTGATACTTGCCCGTGCGGATGCGGGCCTTCACGCGGAATTCGGGGGCGCCGGGCACGGGCTCCACCCAGACGCCATCCTCGATCGCGTCCATCGGCCGGAGGGCCTGGGAAATCTTCATGCGGGTATCCTCGGGGATGCGGGGTTGCGGGAATGGGGCCGGAGACCCCCGCGAATCTCCGGCCCCTCACCAGCGCGCGGTGCCTCCGTGGCGAACGCGCGCACGGAGGGGGATCACTCGACGTATTCGAGCCTGTCGAGCGCGATCTGGAAGCCGGTCAGCGGGTCGGGGCTGGCCTGGAGCATAACCGGCAGCGTCACGTCCTGGTTGCGGCCGGCGGCGCTGGGGTTGCCGCCCATCGGCGTCAGGCGCGGCAGGCCCCAGCAGAGGGCGCGGTTGTTGCGCTCGACCTGCCAGGCGAGGCTGGTCGGCGTCATCGCCATGATCTTGGCGTAGAGGCTGTTGTCGCCGAAATAGGCGGCGAGCTCGGCCGTCACCTGCTGGGTGCCGGAGCCGATGTCCACCGCGGCGATGCTGTCCACCGCTTCGATCATGCGGAGGTTGTTCCGCAGGGTGAGGCTGATGCTGCTGGCCCAGTTCGGGGCCGTGAGCGTGGCGCCGGCCTCCGTCACGCGGCCGACATGGGCGGAGGCCGCCATGGCGGGGAAGAGGGCCGGCAGCGGCGCCGCGTCATAGCTGGCGCCGTTCGCCGTGGTGCCCTGGCCGCCATCCATGCCCATGAAGCTGAAGCTGCCGGTGATCTTCGACTTGCGCTGGAAGCTGAGCTGCAGCTGATCCACCACCATGCCGCGCTGGATGATGTGGGTCGGCGTGTTCTGGCCGAGGAAGCTGCGCTCGATGCTGTTGCCGAGTTCCAGCACGCCATTGCGGAGGCGGTCGCCGAAGAAGATGCGGATGGTGCGGCTGGTGCCGGCATCCGTGGTCCAGCCGGCGGGCAGGTGATCCAGCGTGAGGGCGGTGGCCGTGATGCCCGCGATGCGCGCATAGGCGTTCAGCACCGCATTGGCGAAGCGGAAGTTGGTGCCCGCACCGCCGATCTTGATCCACTGGCCGATCTGGAGGCCGAGCGTGGTCCAGTTCAGTGTGGTGCTGCTCAGGCCCGTCGGCGTCGCGGTGATGTCGCCGGACGTGCCCTGGCAGCCGACCACCTTCGTGCGCGCGGTGCCCGGTGGGGCCGCCTCATCGGTCAGCAGGGAGTTGCCGACGGCGGGCACCGTGGCGGAGCCGGTGGTGATGGCGAAAAGGCCGTTGTTGCCAGCGATGCCGTAGCCCGTGTTGCGGATCAGGTGCCCGACGACGAAGGCCGGGCCCGTGGTGACCGTGATGACGCCGCCCGTGGCCGCGACGTTGGTGATCGCGCTGTCGGCCGTGCCGTCATTGTCGCGCTCGGGCGTCTGGGCCCAGGTGTTGAAGAAGGCGCTCTCGAACCAGTCGCTCAGCGCGGTGCGCGGCATGGGGTAGATCAGCTCGAAGTTGATGCCGCCCTGGTTGGAGCGGCCGACCAGGATGGGGTCGCTGTCCATCCGGTCATCGCGGATGACGTCGCTGTTCGTGCTCTGCGGCTGGAAGGCGAGGCTCTCGCCCGTGATCTGGGCGGTGCGCATGCGCGGGCTGCCCGGCGTGGTGCCGAGCGTGACCTCACGGATGTTGGAAAGGCGCAGGCGGTTGCTGTCCATGGAAGGGGCTCCGGTTCAGGATGCGCGGCCTTGCCCAGGGGCCGGAATAGGGCAGCCGGGTCGGAGCCCGGGAAGGGTCAGTCGCTCAGCGCTGAATCAGTCGGCGCGACGGCCGGGGCGGCGGGGGCCTTGGCCTGCTTCGGCTGGGCGGGCGCTTCGATGTGGCCGAGGCGCTGCCAGTCCTCGACGGTCAGGGGGCCGTCCAGATCCTCGGCCGTGATCTCGGCGCCGGCGGGGAAGTGGTGCATGGGGGTGGTGATAGGCTTGAGCACGCGCATGGGGTTCATCCTTTGGTCCAGTTGATTCGCACGGGGAGCAGCCACCAGGGGCCGCGGTCTTCGGCCGCGACGCCGAGGCCGATGCTGATGTCGCGGAATTCGATGTTGCTTTCGTCCAGGTTCAGGCCCCGGAAGATGTTGGCCAGCGCCTCGGCATGCTGGCGGGCGAGGAGGCTGCCGGTGCCGGTGGGGACGATGACGGAGAGCAGCAGCTCGCCCGTTTCCTCCCAGCGGTTCTCCAGGCGCTCGCCGGCGCCGATGCTGTGCTGGTCCCAGAGGTCACCCGTGATCTGGACCATCACGAAGGGGGTGTTGTCCTGCGGGGCATAGGCCTCGTTGTCCCAGGCCAGCGGGGTTGCGGTCCATTCGGCTTCCAGGTGGGCGCGGATGGCGGTGAAGGCGGTGGCGGTGGTCATGTGCTGCCGCCCCGCACCCAGAGGCGCCAGCCGGCGAGCGCGGCGGCGTGGTAGAGCGGTTGCGCGCCCATGACGCGCCAGGCCTTGCCGTCGATCACCAGGCTGTCGTTGTCGCGCGGGGCGGTGAGTGCGCCGACATCGGGGCCGATGGTCACGCGGGCGTCGCCCTGCTGGATCAGGCCCACCACCTCACCCGCGCTGTAGCTGACCAGGAAGCCGGTCACGCTGGCGCTGGTGAAGGTGGTGAGCGCGGTGCCGACGCGGCGGCGCAGCGTCATCGGCCGGCCGTTGCGGGAGACCAGGCGCAGCACGCCGCGCGGGATGCTCATACGATGAAGACCCGGTAGGGCTGCAGCAGCGCGGCGGCCTGGGGCGGCATGCTTTCCATGCCCGCGCGCGGATCGAGATAGGAGACCTGGCCGACGTCCTGCGCGCTTTCGCTGCGCAGCATGGGGTCGCGGCCCTTCGCCAGATAGGCGGCGGCCACCATCAGGATGCAGGCGCGCTGGACGTCGTGCGGGAGGGTGCGGTTGGGCTGCTCGGGCAGGATGTAGCCGCCGGTGTACTGCACCGTGATCTTGCGGGCGCGCCAGGTGGTGCGCTCATCGCCGGACAGGCGGTAGAGGAGGCCTGATTCCGGGGCCACCTCGTAATCCGTGGCCGCCAGCGTCGTGCCGTCCTCGATCACGCTGGCGATGCTGGTCACGGGGAAGCGGGCGAGGCTCAGGCTCTCGACCCACCGATCGGGGCGCCAGACCTCACGCACCGTCTCCTGCGCGAAGGCGCGGCCGCACCAGGAAGCGATCGTGGCCGAGGCCTGGGCGATCTGCCGCTGGAGATAGCCGGCCTCCGTCGTCCCGCTCAGGCCGAGCTCGGCCTGCACCGAATGCAGGTCGGTCAGGGCCGTGACGGTGGCGGGGGTGACGGTGGTGAGGATCGGGGGCATCAGGCGGCGCTTTCGCCTTCCGGCTTCGGCGCGACCGCTTTGGGCGGCTTCTGCTCCTTTGCCCAGCCCTCGCGCAGCGCGAGCTCCGCAAGGTCGCCGGTCAGCTCCTCGCCTACCAGGATGGGGCGGCCATAGACCTGGCCATCCGGCTTGCCCAGGAATTCCTGGGTCACGACAACGCACATGGCGATCAGGCCGGCATCAGGTCGGGCAGGCCGCGCACGACAACGGCGCCGATCGGCGTGCCGGTGCCGTGGGTGCCGGAGAAATCGGCGTTCAGGCGGATGTACCGCCGGTTGCCGATGTAATCGATCTCCTGCACGTCGGCCGCTGCCTTCGCCGCCGTGAGCGCGCGGACGATGCCGGTGCCGGTGACGGTGGCGCCGCTCACCTCACCCTGCACCACGGCCGCCCAGGCGGAACCGTCATCGGAGTGCTCCATGACGAATTCGAGGCGATTCGTGCCGTCGAAGGTGATGCCGCCGATGCCGACGTGCAGGTGGATCGCCGCAGCGCCGAAGCCCTGCAGGTCCACGGTCGTGCCGTTCAGGTCCGTCGTGCGCGTCTGCGCAGGAATGGTGATCGCCGGGCTCATCCGGCCGGAAATGGCTCGCATCATGATGCGGTTGTCCTTTGCTCGAAGGGGATGGAGGCGGCGGGCGCATGCCCGCCGCTGGCGCGCTCAGCCGGCGCGGAGGATCTTGATGGCGTCGAAGTTCACGACGGCACCGCCCACCCGGCGGGTGGCATAGAACTTCACCCAGCCCTTCGCCGTGTAGGGGTCACGTAGGATGGTGATGCCCGCGCGCTCGGCCAGGGTGTAGCCCTCCCGGAAGTCGCCGAAGGCCAGGCTGTCGCTGTTCGCGGCCAGCGCGGGCATGTCCTCGGCCTCCGTAATGGGATAGCCCAGCATGGTGGCGGGCATGCCGGCCTGCACCGGGGGCTGCCAGAGGTACTGGCCATCCGTGGCGCGGGCCTTGCGGTACTGGGCATAGGTGCCGCGCGAGGCGACCCAGCGTGCATTGGCCCGATACTCCGGCTTCAGGTCCATCGTCAGGTCGATCAGCACGTCGAAGGGGTTGGTGCCGATCGCACCCGAGGCGCCCGTGCCGCGGCGCTGGATGGTGCCCCAGGCGCGCGTGCCATCCGCCGTAGTGGCGGTGGGATAGGTCAGGAAGCCGCGCGGCTTCTTCACGCCGTCACCGGCCACGATGGCGTTGCCCTGCAGGCGGGCGAAGCGGTCACCCAGCTTGGCGGCCACCCAGGCCTCGACGTTCACGGCGGCGTCGGCGATCAGGCGCGTGGAGGCGCGGGGCTGGGCCCACATCTCCTCGACCTGGATCGCATACTTGCCGAGCTGCGTGTTGCCCGTATCCGTCACCGGCTCGGTCTCACCGCGCCAGCCGGCATCCACATCGGCCGTGTCGGCGATGCCTTCCAGCTCGCTCGACGTGGTGGGCTGCACCGTGATGATCCCGGTCAGCTCGCTGCGCTCATAGAGGCGCGTGACGATGCGGCCGGACATGTCGGGCGGCACGAGGAAGCCGCCATCGCCATCCACCGTGATCTGGAAGTCCTGGCGATGCCACTCCTGCATCTGGGCATCGCGCCCCGTGCGCAGGTATTCGACGAATTCGCGCGAGTATCGGACCATGCCATCGGCGTCGAAGGCCTTGGTCGGGCGGCCCGCCAGACCCGCGAGGGATTGCAAGTGCAGGTTCGCCATTTCGAGGCGCGCCTGGCGCTCCAGCTCGCCCTTCGCGTCGTCGCCGCGACGCGGGAGCGTGGCGAGCTTCTCCAGAGCCTTGAAGTTGTCGGAGAGGCGGTGCAGCTCGGCGTTCAGCTTCTCGACCTTCTCGACGGTCACGGCATCGGCCGCGCCCTGCTTCTCGAGCTGGGCGATGCGCTCGTCATTGGCCTGCTTGAACTGTTCGAAGGTGGAGTGCTGCTTCTCGAGCAGATCCTTCAGCGTATCGAGGGAGGACATGGTTCAGCCTTTCAGCATTTCGGTGTTGCGACGGATGCGCGCGGCCAGCTCGGCCAGCGCGCCAGGGGCGAAGTCTTCGCCCTCATCATCCACCTCGCCCGCGTCCCGCAGGGCCTCGAGGCCGGACTTGCCCGAGCGCAGCAGCGCCCGGGCCTCACGGCGCGACAACCCGGCATCCCGCACGAGCCGTCGCTCCAGATTTCGCTCCGACAACTCGCTCTGCACGCTGGTGACGCGCGCCGCGAGCATGGCCGGGAAGGTGACTACGGAGATCTCGAGAAGCTCGATTTCCTGGATGGTGATACGCGGCTCGCCGGGGGCCGCATTCTCGTTGACTTGGCGCTTCGTCGGCCGGAAGCCGATGGAGAGGCCGTCTATGGCGGGACGGGGCTCCAGCTTCATCAGCTTGTGCACGTCGCTGCCGCGCGAGGTCTCGGCCAGCACGCCGGAAACCTTCAGGCCTTCCTCATCGGCGGAGATGTCGGTCCAGACGCCGATCGGCAGCATGTCATCAGCCGACATGTCCCAGCCGCCGTGCTGGAGGAGCATGGCGGGGTATTTGCCGCCGCGCGCGGCCCGCATTGATGCGTCAAAGGCGCCAGGGGCGAAGGCGTAGTCGCGGCCGTCATCCGGGCGGCCATAGACCGCGGCGATACCGCTGAAGCTCATGGCCGGCGCGCCCGCGCCAGCGAGCTGCACCGTCCAGGGGACGAAGCAATCAGGCATGATGATGATCCTCAGGGAGTGGGTGCGGGCTCAGGAGCCGGGGCGCGGTTGCCAGCGATGTTCGCGGCGGCGGCGCGCGTGTCTCCGCCGGGCACGGCGTTCAGCCGGATGCGGCGGCGGGCTTCGTTGGGCGTCATAATCCCGCCATCCACCATCTGGCGCAGGAATTCGCCGGTGGCCTTTGTGTCGGCGCGGAGGATGGCCTGCGTGTCGATCTCGAAGAATTGGCCGGCGGCGCGCTCGCGCGGGGTCAGCAGGTCTCGACCCAGGGTCAGCTCCCACCGGCGCCCCCAGGGGCCCAGCGTGTGAACGGCATGGCCGGAGAAGAAAGCCTCGGCGCTCGCATAGGTGGGCGCCTTGTCGCTGGCGCCGATCATCTGCGGGAAGACGCGAAAGGCGCGGCAGATCTCCTCGACCTGCTGGCGCCGGGTCTCCATCATCTGCTGGCTGGCGAAGTTGAGGTCGAACTGCTGGAACTTCGCCCCATGGCCCAGGACGGCGATGCCGCCGCTGTTCAGCCCGGTGTGGGCCTTCTGCCAGTTCAGGCGCAGCTCGTCGGCCTTGGCCTGGGTGATCGGGCCGTCCACCACCAGCGCGCCGCTCGGCGTGCCGCCTTTGCCGAAGTGCCCGGCCTGCGTCCATTCAATCGCGGCGCTGAGGCCGATGGATTCGCGGGCGAGCTTGACGATTTCGAGACCCACCACGCCATCCCAGGACGGGCCGCGCAGGTGGAACATGTCCTCGATGCCGACCAGGCGGCTTTGACCACCCGGCAGCGTGACGCGGTACTCGATGCTCCAGTCGTCCAGCTGGCGGGACTGGACCCAGGCCGGCAGCAGCGGCAGCAGGGCCAGCGGCTGGCCGCGGATGCCGCGCTGGATCAGGGCGTAGCCGTTGCCGGTCAGCGCGGCGTGCATGGTCAGCGTCTCGGAGAACTCCTGCCAGGTCATCCAGCCATTGGGCTCTTCCAGCAGGAAGCCGGCCTGGCTGCCGGGGATGGGCTCGGAGCCTTCCGGCGTGCGCTGGCGCAGCGCGGCCGGAAGGGCGCCGATGCCCTCAGCGATCACGCGCACGCAGGCCAGCACCACCGAGACCTGCATGGCCTGCATGTGCGAGAGCGGAATGCCCGCCTTGGTCGGCATGCCGCCCGAGAGCATCCAGAGCAGGTCATCCGCGAAGGACTGCCGGACGAAGCCGAGGCGCGCGGCGATGCGATTGATCAGCGTCATCCGCGCTCCCTCACAAGAAAACTTGGTCAGCGCCGGACAGCTCTGGCTCACTGGCCGTAGCCGCCCCCACCGCCATCGCCAGCGCGATCAGCGCGTCAATCCGGTTCACCGCCCGCCGCTTGCTGAACCAGGCATTGCCGAATGGGTCGCTCTCCATGCCGGCCGACATCATCGCCGAGATCAGCACCGGAGACCGGCGGAAGCGGATGCGGCGCTCGAGGATGAGCTGCTCCAGCGCAAGCTTGCTGCCCGGCATCCAGAGACCGGACTGCGCGCCCTTCTTCTTCCCGCCCTGTGGGTGCTCGACCTCGGGCAGAGCCACGCCGAGCACGTCCATCTCGGGGGCAAAGTGCTTGCGGAAGCCGTAGCTGTCATAGGCCAGAGCCCGAATCTCGAAGACACCCACCAGCTCGGCCAGGCGCGCGGCCACGAAGTCGAAGCGGACCATCCGGCCGGGTGCGGCGTTCAGCCACCCGTCCTTCACCCACAGGTCATAGGGCGCATTGTCCCGGAGAGACCGCTCCATCAGCGTGTCGCCGGGCGTCCAGGCTTCCACCCAAGCATCGAAGGTCGGCAGGCTGGCCAGCGTGCCATCCTCGCGCGGCATTTGGACCGTGCCGGTCGGCACGACGAAGCCCATGGCCGTGAGATCCTGCGTCGCCGAGAGATCCACGCCGATGAAGACCGGGCTGCCCGCGTGCTCGCTCTCGGGCTCGTATTCGGCCAGGCAGGCTTCCAGCGCCGGCCGCGCCATCCAAGCCGTGTCGGCCTCGGTCCACTGGCAGAAGTGCAGCCTGAGAATGTTGTTCAGTTTGCCCGGGATGGCCTTCGCCTGCCGGACCACGCCGGCGAGGTAGTCATTCTGCACCGTCACGCCCAGCAGCGGGTTCGCCTTGACCCAGCACGCCGGGCTCTCCAGCGGATCATCGCCCGGGTCGAGCGCGCACACGAAGCCGAAGGCCTCGTCATCCAGCGCCTCGCCCACATAGGTGAAGGCCTCATCAGGCTCGCGCGTCCCGGCCGAGACCCTGACCGCGTGCTGGTGCTCCTGCCAGCAGACCGTCTGCCGGTCGGAGCCGCTGTTGGTCGCCATGAGCAGCATCGGCTGGCGGCGCCATTTGAAGCCGCGCTCCAACATCTCCAGCAGGGTGCCGTTGCGGTGCTCGTGAACCTCATCCACCAGCGCGCAGCTGGGGCGCGGGCCTGACTGGCCATCGTCGGAGCTGATCGGCCGGAAGAAGCTGCCCGACTTCAGGTCCGCCAGGTTCCAGACCGGGTTTCCACCGGAAGGGGTGAGTCGCGCGGCCAGGGCCGGCGACTGCTCGTACATGGCCACCGCGTCGCGGAACAGGACCATGGCCTGCTCCTTCTTGGACGCCGCGGCATAGACCTCGGCCCGGTCCTCGCCATCGGCCAGCAGGCACCACATGCCGATGCCGGCCAGGAGCGGAGACTTCCCGTTGCCCTTGGCGATCTCGATGTAGGCCCGGCGGAAGCGCCGCGAGCCGTCCGCCCGCTTCCAGCCGAAGATGCTGCCGACGATGAACTGCTGCGACGGGTGAAGCTCGAACGGCCGCCCCTCGAACTGCCCGCCATTCAGGCGCAGCACGTCGCGAAAGAAGCCGAGCGCCTTCTGCGCCGATGCCAGATCCCAGGTCAGTCCGCGCGCATTGCCCTGCTTCAGGTCATCCAGATGCCGGCGGCAGGCGTTGCGGACATGCGGGCCGGCGATAATGCGGCCGGCCACCACGTCGCGGGCATAGGCCGTTGCAGCGTCGGCGGGTTGCTTAGAAGTAGGCGGCGGCTGGGTTTGCCGCCTCGGTCTCGCCGCCATCCGATTTCACCTTGCTGCGCGCCGCGGGGGTCAGCCCGAACTCGATCAGGTAGGCCCGAAAGCGCCGGTCTGCGTCGGAAAGCATGGCCACTTCAGGGCGAGGCCGGACGATGGTACCGCCGGCTTCAGTCTTGCTCTCGTAGGTCCGCCCACCATCAGCGATGGCCTGCCCGAGATCCACAATGTCCGCGTAAAGCTCGGCCAGGCGCTCCAGAGCAAAGCCGTCCGCCTGGGTCAGAACCCCCATCCGATCGAGGATCGTGCAGAGCCGACCCCATGCCAGTCGCGCGCCCTCAGATACATGCGCGGGCGGGCTCGGAAGCTCGCGGGGCGGCTTGGGCTCGCCTTTGTTCACAGCCCGCTTCCCAGGATTGCCCTGGACTAGCTTCAGGTGGGTCGGGGTCGGTCTACGGCCCGCCATGAGGGTTTTACCCTTTCATTTCGCGGCGCTGTGCGGGAAGGCCCACATACGGTCTGGCCTCCCAGCCCCCAGAGATTGAGGCCCCCCCCCTACCCCTCGGCGAGGGGCCAGCCGTCCGCGTCACAGCCCCGTTGAGGCCCGCCGCGACGATGGCCGAACCCGCCGTCCCGCTGCGCCGTCTTGCGGCTGTGGCAGGGCTGGCAGAGGCCTTGAAGGTTGGACTGGTCGAGGGCGGCGCCACCAGCCGCCATGGGCCGGATGTGATCAACGTGGGTCGCGCGGTTCGTGCATAGCGGAGTGGCGCAGCGGTGCTGGACGCGAGCCAGGGCGGCTGCTCGGGCGGCACGCCATGCGGGCGAGGCGTAGAACCGGTTGCCAGGCATCAGGCGCGCTCAACCCTGGTCGTGACCGTCTCGATCTGCGTCTCGCGCCCGAAGAGGCTCATCAGCAGCGCCACCCGATCATTGCGATGCCAGAGACACACACCTTCGAACCCAGCCCATGGGCCCTTGGTGACCCGGAGGCGCTTGCCCGTGAGCTTGGCCTGCGCATGGGCGAGAAACTCGGCATTGAGCGCGGTCGCGTTGTCGGCGATGGCGTGGATCAGATCCAGCGGGAGCGCAGTGGGCCGGGACTTGTGCGGACCGAGGAGGCCGCGCACCCCCTTGGTGCCGAGGATGGGTGGCCAGTTGTCGTGCTGCCGATCAAAGCGCACGAAGACGTAGCCCGGAAACATGGGCACTTCGACGCGGATGATCTTGCGGTTCTTGACCCGGCGCTCGAAGACCATCGGGAGGAAGGTGGCGAAGGACTGGTTGCCCAGCTCTTCCTCGGCGATAGCTTCCTGGTTGTGGTGGGTTTCGGCGCAGTACCACTCGCCGCCATGGCTACCGCAGGACACGGTGCATTTCTGCGGCCGGCCCTGCTCTGCATCGGGTGATAGCGGCATGGAATTCGCGTGGTCAAGCGTTTCGTCAATGGGCACGTCTTGCACCTCCCACCACCAGCGCGCGTTCGTCTTTCTTCAGATGATGGGGCAGAGCCCCCTTATGGGGGGCGCTCTCGCCCCAGGGGGGTATATAGGGGGGAACTTCCGCAAAGACTTCCGCAGAGACTTCCGCAAGCGCAAACCCAGGAAATCCGCCACGTTCGGCGAGGCGTGCGGAGGTTCCGAAAAGAGCGCGCAAACCAACCTCCGCAGAGTTCCGTTTCTCGTTGTTCTTCAATGGCATGGACGTGCGGAAGTCCGTTTTTGCGGAAGTCTGCGGAAGTCCGTTGCGGAAGTCTGTAAGGGTCATCATTCCTCCGGTCGGAGCCATTTCTTCACCTTCAAACCCTTCAACTTGGCGCGCTCGTCGGCGACCTCGACGGACAGAAAACCACCAACCAGCCACTGCTCGATCTGGCGCTGCACGGCGCGCGCGGAGAGCCCCAGGTTGACCTCCGCCCATAGGGGTAGGAAGCGCCCGTCCTTCTTCGTCTGCGGCGCCATGCTCCATGGCTTCACAGCTCTCCATGCCGCGTCGATCTCGGTGAAGAGCTTCTCGATGTCGGGCCAATCCAGGGTGGCGCGTGATCTGTCGGCGCCGTCCACATCGAACATCCCCTCACGCCAGCCGAGGGTGATGTCCGCCTCCCTGGGTGCGTAGTTCGCCTTCATGCGGGCGAGCTTGCGCTGGTCGGGGTTGGCGTCCTCGCCATCCTGCCGGGAGAGGTAAAGGCGGGAGCGAACGGTGTTTGACCAGGCCGTGCTGCCGCCCGTACCAGCGCCGCTGGAGATGCCTGCGGCCGATGGGTGGCCGCATGCCACCACCGCGCACTGGAACTCCCGTGCGAGCACGCCGAAGGTGCCTTGGACGAATTGCCGAACCTGGGTCCGGTCAAGCTCGTTGCCGCCGAAGAAGTCGGCGATGGTGTCCAGGACGATCAGCTTCGGCCGCCAGAGCGCGCATTGCCGGCGCAGCTCGGCGAAGGCTTGTGTCGTTTCACCAGAGGCGCCGCGGTCAGGCCAGTGCATGAGCACGTTGTCTTCGCCGACGCGGGAGATGAGCCGCATGTTCTCGAGGTTGCTGTTGCTGACCCCCAGCGCGGCATTGATGCTGTCCTGGCGGCGGTGCAGCTCCTCCTCGTCATCCTCGCACATCAGGCCGATGGCGCGGCCAGGGCTGACGTCCAGGCCCAGCCAGGGCAGCGCCAAGGCCACGCTGGTCATGAGCTGCTGGGCGATGAGGGACTTGCCCACACCGCCATCGCCATAGAGCGCGGTGACGACGCCGATCGGGATCCAGTCGGGCACGAGCCACTGCCTGGCGCGCGCGGGCTCGGTCCAGCTACGCGGGTCGATGACATCCCAAGGCTCCGGCGCGTTGGGCGTCTGGGCGCCGAATTGGCGGGCGCGGAGCGCTGCGTAGGAATCGACCGCATCAGCCATGCCGGCGCCCCCTCTGGGCGAAGCGCTGGTCCCGCACGAAGCGCTCGGCCTCTGCGTTCAGCAGTTGCCTGAGCTCAGGCCACACGAAGCAGCGGCCGGCTTCGTCATTCATCCGGCGTAGCTCGGTCATCAGATCCTCAGGTGGGGCCCATTGGGCTAGCATGGGGGCGAGCGCCTGGCGCATCCGGGAGGCGAGCAGGGCGCGCTGCATGCTCTCCCGCGCGATCGCCTGGTCGAGCAGCGTGGCGGCGAAGGATAGGTCGCTGATCGCGCGCTCAGCTGCCGTGGCGCTACGGCGCCATTCGGTGGGCTCGCGGTCGAACATCTGGCCGTAGATGACGGCGAGGGAGAGCAGCGCATCCTCATAGCCGATCAGGCCCTGCAGCACCGCGCGCGCCGCGTGATGCGGGAAGGGGCGCGGCAAATCACCACGGCCGCGGCGTGTGCGCTCGATGCGCGAGAAGGTGAAGGCCAGCTCGACCGGGCGCGACATGTCGCAACGCCTGGCGGCATGGAGGAGGTTCTGCGGACTCGCGCTCATGCAGCCACCCGCCCGCCGGTGGTGGCCTTTTCGACGGCCAGCCAGGTCAACACAGCGTCGGCCGCGTCATGCGACTTCACGTCGAAGCCCTGGCCCTGCACCCAGGCGGTGACGTGCTGCTTCGCCTCGCCCTTGGGGAAACGGCCGGTGCCGATCATTGCCTTGCGGGCCGAGCTGGAGGCGACGCGCACCAGGGGGATGCTCATGTCGTAGGCCCAGAGCCCGGCGAGGGCCTGGAGCGATGTCAGCAGCTCGGCCGCGAGGGTCGAGCGGTGGTCACCGATGATGGCGGCCTCCAGCACGATGGCCGTGACCGCCTGGAATTCATCCTGCTGGTCGAGCCAGGTGCGAAGGGCCGCCATGCGCTGGATCGCGTCATCCCCACGCAGCACCACCCCGCCGAAGCGCGGGCGGTCACCGAAGCGGCCGAGGCAGAAGCCGACCGTGGATGCGAGATCCAGGGCCAGCACATTGCCGGTGGCGCTGCTGGGGATGCGCTGCACGCTCATCAGGCCGCGGCACCCTCGGCGCGGCGACGGCCGCCACGGCCACGACGCTGGCCGGCGGCGACGGTCTCGCCCTTGCCCGGGTTCGACGCCTTCTCCTTCTTCGGCGGCTTGATCGCCTCGCCGGTCTCGGGCCGCTCGATCCCCCAGATCTCGGCCACCTGGGCCTGGCCATCATCCCAGCCGTCGCGGAACCGCTGCGACATCACACTGCCCGCCTGGTAGCGGTGGCTGGTGCTGGCGCGGCCGGCGAGACCCGCGGCGTGACCTTCGTTGTACGCCTCCGCCTCGGCGAGACCGGCGCGGGCCTGGTCATTGGGCTTGGGCGCGTCGTCGGAACCGAAGAGCTCGCTCTGCTGGCCGACCTTCATCTGCACCCAGCTCGAGTAGCGCAGCGCATCGCGCAGCAGCATCTCGGCATCCTCGGGCTCCATGGCGCGGAGCTTCAGCATGAGATCGAGGGCGCGCATGTTGCAGCCCATCGCCTCGAACCGGCCGCGGATGGCGCGGAGCTTGGCGACGGAGCTATCCTTCTTCGACGTGGCGAGGCGCAGCTCGGTGAAGATCGACACGAAGTCGTTGGGGTTGAGCGCGTTGCTCGGGATGGGCTTGGTCTCGGTCATGCTCTCTCTCGGGGTTAGCGCCGGCGGCGCGGGGTGAACGGGCGGCCGGGTGCCTGGCGCTTCGGTGCCAGCATCGAGGCGAGGCGGTTCACGGTTTCGGTGTGGGACGGCGCGAGGTTGCCGATGGTGATGGCGATGTCGTCCAGCGATCGGCCGGCAGCCTTCATGTCGCGAATGAGGCGCATCTCCTCGGCCGTGATGGGGCGCTCGCCGGGGATGACGGATTCGTGGGTCATGCGGCCTCGCAGGACAGGACGATCAGCTCTTGCCCGTCGCGCATGCCAGCACGGACCCAGGCCTCGGCCACGGCGCAGGAGCGCGCCAGGACCGTGCCCTCTTCGCAGCCGTCATAGCTGCCCGAACAGAGCGCAAAGGCGAGGAGGAAGGCGTGCATCATGCGAACACCCCCGCCACGATGATGACGACGGCGAGCACGGCGCCGGCCGCAACCAGGGCCAGCTCCCAGAACGTCGCGCTGGTCAGGCGCGCCCGATCTTTGTGCCACTCCGAGATGTCGAGGCAGCGGTCACCGGCCCAGCCCCAAAGGCGCGCCAGCTTGATCAGCAGCATCGTCCGCAAGGGCCGTCTCCAGGGCGCGCAGCTCGGCGCGCAGTTGGGCCGCACGCTGCCGGCGCAGTGTCGCGCGGGCCTCGAGGGCGGTGTGAAGGGGGATGGAGGCGCCGCTGGTCTCGCCGTAGCTGATGGCGCGGATGGTGCGCTCCGAGACGCCGAGCAGCTGCGCGGCCAGATGCCAGCCATGGGACCGGCCATAGAGTCGCACGGCCTCGGCGATCACAGCCATGGCGTCAGTGTCAATGGTATTCTTTGTCCATGCGGTCATGGGAAGGTCGCTCCATCCTGCTGGGCATGGAGCGACTGACGAAACTGAACGGACGGACTGACCGGGGTGCGGCTGGCCGGCTGCACCCCATTTCCGCGGAGCAGGGCTTCAACGAATTGGCGCACGATGGCGCGCTGGGCCGGCGTCATCGGGGTGAGCGGTGCGCGGGCCGGGCACCACATGCGCCCCCGCCCCCGGCCCGCGCCGATCTTGCCCGTGCGGGTGCCGGGCAGGATCATCTCAGGCGCGCCCGGCCGGAACATGCGCTTGCACACATGCCCCGGCCTTCGCCACCATGGAGGCGCCAACCAACCCATGGAGAATCCAAGTGCTATCAATGTCGGAACTGGACGGCCGCGCGCACGCCAACGGGCTCGCCATCGCGGCCCTGGCCGAAATGCTGGCAGAGCTCGCCGGCCCAGGCGGGCTGCGCCTTGTCGAAGCGCGCATCACGCGGCTGCTGCCATCGGCAATCGACGGAGCGCAGGCTAACGGCAACGCGGATTTGCGGCGCGGACTTGAGGAGCAGATGGCCTTCATTCTGGGCTGCCTCCGCGAGCAGCAAGGGCCTGCCTGACGCCAGCCTCGCGCGCGGCGGAGCAAGGTTCCGCGCCCTCCATGATCGCCAGGGCGTTCGCCCGCCGCTGATCGTCTCGGAGCGCCTGAATGCTGACGCGCAGCTCGGCCAGCTCGGAGGAGAGCCGCTCCGTCATGCTCCTGATGGCGGCCGTGGTAGCGTCATTGGCGGGCGCCGCGCTCGGAGCGCCGAGCAGGTCTTGTCGATGTTCGTTCAGCAGTGCGTTGAAGGCATCATCGCTGGTGAGGGCGCCACTCGCGCTGCACGCATAGGCAACCTGGAGGGCATGGCCCGCGGCGACTGTTCCGCGCAGCGCGCGGACCTCGCCGATCAGCTCACGCAGGAGGGTATTGGTCTCGGACATCACGCGGCCTCCTGCGGCTGGGCATCACCAACAGGGAGATCATCATGAACAACGACCGCCCCATCATCGTGCTGTGCTGGTTCACTCGCGGGGACTACGACGCCCACCTGGTGCTCGACCCGAAGGACATGAAGCCGCGCTTCGATCAGTGGCTGAAGGACGCGGAGGCCCATGAGCAGGACCTCAAGGCCCACGGCTACATCGTCCACCGCGTCATGGTGGATTCGAAGAAGCTGCTCACCTGGGCCACACTGAGCGGCGTGAAGATCGACGCCACAGGTCGCGCGCGATACGCCCACCAGCTTTTCATCCAGGGACAGATGAACTGATGCGCCGGCAATCGGGCAGGTCAGGGTCAGCTCCATGTCACGCAGCCTCCTGCGGCTGGTTGGGGCCGGTGATCCGCTTCGGCGGGAGGGGCTCGGTGATCTCGCCGCGAAGTGCGGCCTCGATCCGCTCCACAGTGCGGCGCCGAGGTTCGCGGCCGCTCTCAAGCTGCCGGACCAGATGCGGGTCATTGGCCACGCGCCTACCAAAGCCGGATGGGCTTTCCTTGGTCAGGGTAAGATGATGCCGGACGCGCGCGGCGAGATCGGTGGGCGTGCTCATGCCCCACAACATGCGGGATGTTTCACACATTCGTCAAGGGAAACATCCCACAAGCCCGCCGGCCTCGATTGTGGGATTGTTCCCATGATGTTGAACGCCGATCGGGTGAAGCAGCGCCTCCAGCGCGCAATGGATGAAACGGATTGGAAGCCTCGCCCGCTATCCGAGGCCGCGGGGCTCGGCGCAACCTGGGTGCGAGATTTCCTGGGCGGAAGGGTTAGATCGCCCAAGGTCGAATCGTTGCGGCAGATCGGCGCCGTGCTTGGTGTGCCCCTTGGCTATTTCACGGCGGAGGCAGAGCCCCCCGCACTGGAGCGTTTGCCCGTGGCGCATGAAGGCGGCGGCGAGCCGAGCGCGGGCCTGGTCATCCGCGAATACGACGTCGGCGCCAGCGCGGGCCACGGTGCCGAGCCGCCGGTGCTGAACGGCGGCGGCGAGACGCCCATCCTGGCCGAATGGAGCATGCCAGAGGACCTGGTGCGGGCGCACACCACGCCCAGCCGCCGGCTGGCGCTCATCCGCGTCGAGGGCAACAGCATGGAGCCCGACTTTCACCCGGGCGAGCGGGTGTTGGTTGACCTCTCCCGCCGGAAGCCGAGCCCGCCGGGCGAGTTCGTCATTTGGGATGGCATGGGCCTGGTGCTGAAGCGCGTCGAGTTGGTGCCGGGCAGCGAGCCGAAGCGGATACGGCTGATCAGCATCAACCCGGGATACACGCCCTACGAGGTGGAGCTGGATGAGCACACCATCGTCGCGCGAGTTATTGGCAAGTGGCAGTGGCGGTAGGCTGCCGATGGACGAAACCCCACTGCTCGTTGGCTTGGTCTTCGCCTTTGCAGTGCTCATGGTCTACCTCTTCGGCCAGCAGAGCCGCGCACCGGACCAAGTAGCTGACGCGATCAACCGGCGGATGGAGAATTCGCCGTCACGGGTCGAGCCGACGCTGCCGAAGGAGCCACCTCCTCCGCTCCCGCCTTCGCCGCCAGCTTGCGATGAGCCGAAGGTCGAGCCTGCCCCGTCGAAGCCACCGCTTTTTAGCCCTGAAATCGTGGCCAAGATGCCAGCGCGGGTGCTCTTCCTGGACGTTGAAACGACTGGGCTCCACTCGGACGACAGGATCGTATCGCTCGGCGCGCTGACGCTTGAGACGGAGAGGCTCGTAGGCGACAACTTCAGTGTGATGCCGCTTCACCTAGTCTTTGATCCGATGAAGAAATCGCACCGCGAAGCCGAGCGAGTGCATGGGTGGGACGATTGGATCCTGCGCCACCAGGATCTGTTTCAAGACCATGCGGCCGAGATACGCGCCGTCATTGACGCGGCCGACCTCCTGGTGGCGCACAATGCTAGCTTCGACGTGCGCTTTATCGACCGGGAACTGACACTGGCTGGCCTGACGATGCCGGGAACGCCTGTCGAGTGCACCATGCGAGCTTGGCGGGCGAAAGGCCTTTCCAGGGCCACACTCAATGCCGTGTGCAGTCACCTCGGGCTAGCGCGTGCGGGCGATGTGCACGGCGCCTTGGAAGACGCTGGACTGGCTATGCAGGCTTGGCTCGCCCTACACGGCCCAGGCATGAGGCTAGGTCCAATCGCATATCCGCCGCCGACCAATCTGAAGCCCGCGCCGCCGCGGCCAGATGGAGCATTGCCGCGCAGGAAGTCACGGAAGGCGCCGCCGCCGGTCTGATTTCAGCCATAGGCCGCGCTTCGGTCTTGGTATGAGCGTTGGGCGGTGAATGTGTGATTTTTCCCATTGCATCGGCGCGATGATTGTGTGATGTTTCCCACATCGCCGCATCCCTGCGGCGTCATGGAGAGAGCCCCGATGGCCCGCTTTGAGTTTCGCAGCCCCGGCCGAATGAGTGCCGAGGCGCAGTTCTTCCCCACCAATGACCAGCGCAGCGCGTTCAGCCTGCTCCGCATCCGCGGTCAGGCTGAGCAGGTCACGATCTACCTGCCGGCGGATCACGCCGATTACGCTCAGGCCATCGCCGCCGCGATTAACGCCCCCGTGGCCCAGGCTGCGCAGGTGCCGGCATGAACGGCGCGACCCACCCGGCCGCGACGCGCGAGACCGAGAACGCCCACCCCGGCACGGAAGCCGAGCAGCCCGCGCTGCTCGACGTCGGCCCGACCGACCTGCCGGCCTTCGCCACCCTGGTGAGCAACGACGGCCGGCTGATCCGCCTCAGCAATGAGGGCGGGCAGATCGCCATCGCCATCGACGGCCGCAAGCCTGTGGTGCTCGACCGCTGGCAGTCCATCGCACTGCGCGCGGCGTTCGCGGAGCTGGGCGCATGAACCCGGCCGCTGACAACGAGAGCGCGCGGCGTGAGGCGATCCGCAAGGCCCGCGCCGCCTTCGCGGCCGAGCAGGCAGCCGCCGAAGCCGCGGAGGATGCGACCGAGCGTGCCGTCGTGCGCCGCATGCGCGCCCTTGATGCTGAGCGCCCGGAGCGCGCGGCATGAACGCGCCCCAACTCCCGCCCCACCCCGGCAATCGGCACCAGCTCAACCTCGAGCTGGCCTATGACGGCCCGATCCCGGCCGATGCGCTGGAAGCTGCCCGCCAGCTCGACGCCGATGAGGCCGCGGCCTGGCAGAAGCGCGTGAACGCGATGCTGGGCGCGATGCGGGAGGCGGCGTGATGTCCGACCAGGTCACTGGCGCGATGATCACCGCGGCCCCCGCCATGCTCGCCGCGCTGAAGCAGGCCCGCATCCTGATTGAGGCCGAGGGCATTGCCGCGCCCTCGACGCTGGCAGCCATCAACGCCGCCATCGCCAAGGCGGAGGGCAAGTCCTGATGCTCGACCTTCCCGCCATGATCCGCAACGGCGTGCCCGACGCGCCGCGCGCGCTGCCGATGTGCACGGGCTGCCCGTCGCTGCTGGCCAGCGCCCAGGCCATCGGCCCGGCGCGCTGCCACCAGGCCGATGGCCGCCTCATCGCCGAGGCATTCAGCACGGGCCGCGATGCCGCCCCGCACTGGTGCCCGCGCAACCCCTCCAACCGGCCCGCCCGGCTGCCCTCCTGGAGCGCCATGGTATGAACCACATCCCGCCCTATTCCGACAGCACCCGCGTGCCCCAGCACCCGCCGAGCGACCCGCTGCTGCTGGCCGAGCTCGACCAGGCCCGCACCCGCATCGAGATCCTGGAGCAGGGTCTGCGGGAGATCGCCGAGGCGTCCGACGTACCGCCGGCGGGCCGCACCTGGCAGGAGCGTGCGAACCACTGGCGCCGCATCGCCCGGGCCACGCTGACCGCGGCGGAGGGTGGTTGATGACCTTCCGCGCCACCTGGACGCAGGCCATGGATGACGAGCTGCGCGCGCATTGGGCGAACCAGCTTTCGACGGCCAAGATCGGCGAGAAGATGGGCCTGACCAAGAACGCGGTGGTCGGGCGCGCGCATCGTCTGGAGCTGCCGACCCGTCCAAGCCCGATCCTTCCGCGCGTAGCGACCCGCCCTGCGGTGAAGCCGAAGGTGACGCTGCCGCCCGCGCTGCCCACCATGAATGCCAAGCCCGCGCCCATGCGTGATAGCCGCCCGGCCATGCATGGCACGGCGCCGCCCGCACCGCCGCCCACCGCGTTCCAGCCCATCGCCGCGCGCTGCTGCCGCTGGCCGCTCTGGAACGACAAGGAGCGCCCGACGCACCGCTACTGCGAGGCGCCCACCACCTTCCGGCGCGATGGCGTGCCCGATGTCTACTGCGCCGCCCACCGGGCCAAGAGCACTGCCCGGACCGTCTTCCCCATCACCTATCCCAGGAGCGCCGCATGATGCCGGAGCTGCAAGAGCCGTTCACCGACAACGTGATTCCGCTGGGCACGCGGCTGCCTCGGGAGCGCGCCCGCACGCACATCATCCTGACCCATGCCGCGCTCGACATGAAGCAGGTGGCGAACGCGACGCGCGGCGCCGAGGGGATGCTGCCGATGGCGGTGGCCCAGGTGCTGGAGGCGCTGGCCTCGGAAGACATCGCCGGCGTGACCGAGGCCGTGCGCGGGTGGCTGTTCGAGCTGCGCGCATCGCGTGGGGAGGGGCTGCGGTGATGCGCCAGGTGCTCCCCATCCCCGCCAGCCGGGACGAATGGCTGGCCATGCGCATGCGCTACGTCGGCGCGTCCGAGGTCGCGGCGCTATTCGACGCGCAGCCCGACTATGCCCTTGGCCGCTTCGCCCTGTGGCATGTGAAGGCGGGCCGGATGGAGCCGCCGGTGGTGGACAACCCCCGAACCCGCGCCGGCCTTGCGCTGGAGGATGCCATCGCGCTGCTCGCCAGCGATCAGGAAGGGTGGGAGGTGCTGCCCGGCTTCTATGCCACCCACGGCCAGCTCGGTGCGACGCTCGACCGCGTGATCGCCCGGCCCGGTCCGAATGACACCGGCATGCAGGGGCCTGGCGTGCTGGAGCTGAAGAATGTGGACTGGCTGCAGCATCGCCGCGGCTGGACCGATGGCGAGCCGCCCATCCACATCCTGCTCCAGCTGCAAGCCCAGCTGCTGGCCACCGGCTACAGCTGGGGCGCCGTGGCCGCGCTGGTCGGCGGCAACGAGACCAAGATCTACCGCTACGCCGCGCGGCCGAAGCTGCATGCCGACATGGCTGCCCGCGTCGCGGCGTTCTGGGCCTCGATTGAAGCCGGCCAGGTGCCCAACGCCGACCCGAGCGACAGCGCCTGGCGCGCCATGGTGGCGACGACGCCGACCATGCTGCCCGAGCCGGTCGAGCTGCTGGACGATGACGAGGCGAACGCCTGGGCCAAGGAATGGCTCCGCGCCGATGCTGCGTCGAAGGCCGAGGCGAAGAAGCGTGACGAGGCGAAGCACCTCCTCCTCCAGCGGGTGGGCGGCCATGCCCGCGCCGTGGGCGATGGCTGGAAGCTGACCCTCTCCGACGTGGCCGAGAAACCCGCCACCCCCATCACGGCCGAGATGATCGGCCAGACCATCCCCGGCCGGGCTGCGTCCCGGCGCGCCCTCATCAAGGAAGCCTGAGACATGAACGATGTGACCACCACCGGCCAGCCGAACAACCCCTTCGCCAAGGCCACGCCGGACCATCTCTCCGCCGGCGCCGTCGCCATTGAGAGCGAGCGCGCGATTGCCGAGGCTCAGGGCCGACTGCTGATCGCCAAGCGCTTCCCCCGCGACGAAGCCGCCGCCTTTGCCCGCGCCATGGATGCGTGCCGCCGTCCGTCCCTAGCCGAGGTGGCGAACTACCGCTTCCCGCGTGGTGGGCAGAGCGTCGAGGGCCCGAGCATTCGGCTTGCGGAGGAGCTGGCGCGGTGCTGGGGCAACGTCGCCTACGGCATGCGCGAGCTGTCCCGCCGCAACGGCGAGAGCGAGATGGAGGCCTTCGCCTGGGATCAGCAGACGAACGTCCTTTCGACGCAGACCTTCACCGTGCGGCATCTGCGCGACAAGCGGGGCGGCCCCGAAGCGCTGAAGGATGAGCGCGACATCTACGAGGTGACGGCGAACATGGCATCGCGCCGGCTGCGTGCGCGTATCCTGGCCGTCCTTCCGCCCGACTTGGTGGATGCCGCGGTGGCGCAATGCCGGGAGACGATCAAGCACGGCAGCGACAAGCCCCTGGTGGACCGCATCAGGGACATGACCCAGGCCTTCGTTCGGATCGGCGTCACGACGCAGATGCTGGGCAAGAAGCTGGGCAAGCCACTCGATGAGGCGACCCCCGATGACTTGGCCGATCTTCGCGGCACCTTCCAGGCCATCAAGGACGGCGCGCTGAGCATCAACGACGCCTTCGGCACGGCGAGCCCCGGCACCGCGCCCGGCGGCAGCAAGCTGGACGCGCTGGAGGGCCAGCCGCCCATCCTGAACGCCGACGAAGACATCTTCCCGGGGGATCGGTGATGACCCAGCACCCCATCCACACCCTGCCGCCCGAGCAGCTCCGGGGCTACGCGCTTGGCCTGCGGGAGAGTGCCGCACGCATGAACCATGCGAACCCTTTCAGCATTCAGAGCACGCGCACCGAGCTGCTGCGCGAGGCCGCGCTGGTCGAGGGCTTCGCCGCCCGGCTGGATGCTGCGCCCGAGGCGATCTTGCGGCCACGGCACCTGTACTGGCCGCCCGGCATTGACGAGAGCGAGGCCGTCGAAGACATCGAGGACGCGCTGCAGTCCGTCGGCTACGTCCCGCTTCTGGAGCCCGCGCCGCTTCGCAGCACGCGCTGGCCGGGCACGACGCGCTGGGCCGTACGCGTCCCCACCTGCGACGGCGACACCGAGGTGGAGTTCTTCGACACCCCCGAAGAAGCCGACGCGTTCGTGGCCAGCGCCGAGGACGCGCCCCACCCCGACACCTTTCCCCTCCCTACCGAGACCGCCGCCGAGCTGGAGACGCTGATTCCCAACCCGGCCGAGCCCACCGCCGAGGAGCAGGCCCAGACCGGCCTCGCCGATGCCGTGGCAGACAGCCTGGCACAACCCGCCGCGATCGAGCTGACGCCCGAGCAGGTCCTGGCAACGGCAGCCGAAGCGAAGGCGGCCTTCCGCGCGGACCACCCGGAGCTTCAGGCGCGGACCAGACGCGCCAGCCACGCCGAAGCCTGCGGCGCCCGCCCCTGGACGGCTGCGCGGCTCGCGCTGCTCGCGGAGCTTTTCCCGACGGCGATCAAAATTGAGGACCTTCGCACGCTACTCAACGAGCTGCCCGGCGATCTGCTGGCGACCGAGGCCGCAATCCGGGTCAAGGCCGCCAAGATCGGCCATAGCCGCCAGGGCCTGCCCATCCCGCCGGAGTACCAGGGCGCGCGCCTCTCCCGCACCCGCTTTATGACGACGCCTTGCCCGGCTGGCAGAGGATCCTGCACGCCACCCACGCCGATGGCGCGCGCAAGCGCATTGAGGCCTTGTGGCTGAACCCCGCGGCCCAGCGCGGACGGCGCCAGCGCGATTTGATGACGGAGGCCGCTCGTGCCTGACGGGACCACCAACCTCGGCGAACGCCTCCTCCGCCTGCGTGAGGTGGAGGAGAAGGTGGGCCTGAAGCGATCCACCATCTACCGGCGTATCGCGGCCGAGAGCTTCCCACCGCCGATAGACCTCGGCCCCGGCACGGTGCGCTGGCGCCTTTCGGATGTGGATGCCTGGATTCAGAGCCTCACCGCCGCAGGCCGGTGAGCAGCCTCGCCGCCGGCGCGGCACCCACCAACAGCAGGTCTGCCCAGGCCTGCGCCAGATCGCGCCGCCGGGGCAGATGCACGGCACGGTTATAGGCGCTCTCCACCCGGTCCTTCGGCGCATGGGCCAGCATCAGGTCGATCACGGCACGATCCTCCCTGAACCGCTCATTCATCACGCTGGAGAAGCCGGCCCGCCAGCCGTGCGGAACGTGCCGGTGATGATACCCGGCGCGGTTGAGCAGATAGCCGATCGCGTTCTCGCTCATCGGCCGATGCGCGTGGCGGGTGCTGGGGAAGGGCAGGGGCCCGCGGCCGGTCAGCACGCGCAGCGCCGTCAACGCCTCCACCGCCTGCGTCGAGAGCGGCACCAGGTGCTCCACCCGCATCTTCATGCGCACGCCCGGCACGCGCCAGGTGGGCTCGGGCCCGTCCAGACCCTCGAATTCACCCCAGGTCGCGCCGCGCAGCTCACCGGGGCGCAGCGCGGTCAGCGCCAGCAGCCGGAGGCCGAGCTTGGTGACGGGGTGCGCGGGAATCGCCTCGGCCGCGGCCAGCACCTGGCGCAGCTCCTCCAGGTCCGTGATGGCCGGCTGGCGGCCCCGCACGACGGGGCGCAGCGCCTTGCGCGCGGTGGCGGCCGGGTCCGTCTCGGCGAGGCCCTCGGCCACAGCATGGATGAAGATGGCGGAGAGGCGCTGCCCCACGCGATGCGCCGTCTCGATTGCCGGCCGCGCCTCCACCTGGCGCAGTGCGGCCAGGATCATGGGCGTCGTGATCTTGCGGATGGGGAGGGCGCCGAGCATGGGGAAGGCATGCGCCTCCAGGCTCAGCAGCACGTCGCTTGCGTGGTGCTCCGTCCAGCCGGGCTTCATCTGGGCATGCCAGCGGCGCGCGACGGCCTCCAGCGTGTTCTCGGCCTGCGTGAGGCTGGAGGCTCGGCGGAGCTGCCGCTCCAGGCTCGGGTCTCGGCCGGCGCGCAGCAGGTCCCGCGCCGCCTGGCGCTGCTCCCGGGCGGCGGCCAGCGTGACCTCCGGGTAGCGGCCGAGGGAGAGCATCTTCTCCTTACCGCCGAAGGCGTACCGATACCGCCAGAGCTTGGCTCCGCCCTTGGTGACGAGGAGGTGGAGGCCCTGCCCATCCGCGAGCTTATAGTCCCGCTCGGCCGCCGCCGCGGCGCGGATCTGACGGTCGGTCAGCAC